CCACTTGCCCAGTAAGTATTGGGACCGACTAGGTTCCCATAGTGTTCTGTTGGGGGACGCTTCTGTAATCCGTCCGTAATGGAGGGATACCCGTTCTCCAGAGTCTCACATTGTGTGCGGAATCTGAGACTAGCAGGTTGCTGCGACACCCCGCCGTTTAGAGCGGGGATGGATTTAGAAATTAAGGGCATTAAAGAGAGTTAGGCTGTCCCTGCCGATTGATGACTCGGTAGACATCAAAGTTATCGAATATCGTGTGGTCAGCCATCTCTGCTTCCCAGTTACGGAGATTCATAAGTGCTTGAGTCTCTTGTAGAAAATGAACTCTGTGTAAATCGGAGGACCCAATCATGCGGTCACAGAACACACGGCCAGCTCTAACAGCAATGTACTGTTTGGCTGGTTGAGGAACAACCTCCCAGTCAAGGCCATAAACAACCGTCACCTTGACCGTATCGGTGAACACATAAGTCTTGTTCTCCCGGTCATACAACCTGTTGCCTCGTTGAACGGCATCCACATATTTACCTGTGGTCCCCGCACGAGAATCCGCAACCTCTAAGTCAATACGCAGAGTCTGCGGAGCTAAGTAAATCTCTGAAGTAACCGTGTCAGGAGTCAGTTCAACCTGATACTCAGTATTGAAGTGCCACCCGCCACTCTGAATTTCACGACTTATTTCGGTAAGAATGGTGTCAGCCTGAGATACATCCGCAGACTTGGAACCATCGACGGTGTTCACAGGAGCTTCCCCAATCATGGAGAGCATCAGATTCACCGCCTCTAATCTTGTAAGGGCATTCATAACAATAAGGATTCTATAAAAAAGGAGGGGACCAGGAAAGGCCCCCTCCAAACAACACTTAACCTCATGAAACTAGGGCATGGGACCCTGAGAATCATGATGACTAAGAATCAAGTAGCAGCGGCAGCATCAATACGAGCGACGCATTCCGGACGCAGACCTTTATGTCCACAAGCCATCTTCGCTACGAGCAAGTTTCCTTGCCTCGCAATGAGATACTCGCTTTCCATAGTCATGTCCTTCAGCTTGACAGTACCAACAGCTTCTGGATGCCAGCACAAAGCAACAGTCAGCTCAGCGTCCAACCGATAGTCATTGTGTTCACCATCCCAGCTATCTGTCATATCAGTCCCGCCGCCAGTCCCGTCATCGTCAGACCTATCATCGTCAACCTGAAGATGAGGAGTCTTGACAACGGTCATGCCGCCAGCCTTGAGAACAAAGCCTTCAGCAAAATCGCCATTACCAGCATTGGTGTAATCCCGGTGAAGCAACGCCGTACCGTTTCCGGTAGCAGAGTCTTTCACCAACTTGTAATACTCAGCAGGACGCACGAATACATACCTATCTTCATCAGGGACATAACGCTCATCAAACCCTTGAGCTGCCGCATAAATGGCAGTCAAAAGCTCGGTTGAGCTAATATCATCTGCTGCAGCGATAGATGTCGTATCGTGCTGTGAAGTTTGGTAAGGGTCAGCAGCACCTGTATTGGCAGCTGCGGAAACCAATGCCGCACCTAAAACATTCTTGTCGAATTCGTGAGCAATCGCTCTGCCGAGTTCACGGCTGAACGGGCCACGATAATCGTAATGCGACTTCGCAAGGTCCAGGTCATCAATGAAACAGCTAGACAAGAGAAGGTCATCAATGTTGATGACAGTCTCTGCGACTTTAATGTTACTTAGAACACTTGGAGTTGTATCAGCAGCTCCAGGGCCAGCTCCCTGAGCTTGGAAATTATCTACAAGAATGTCACTACCGGGAGTAAAACGCCCAGCAGCTGCTCGTCCCGTAAACGGAAACTGAGCGGATTTTCCGGACTGGATTGTCCGGATGCGGTGTTTATCAGCGGTAACATTGTACTTGTCGTAGGCGGCCATAACCTCACCTGCGAAAACTTTGAGGAACATCGCATTATCAGTCGCAAATGTTCCAGACCAAGCACCACTACCCTGAATTTGACCGCCTAAAGCAAGTTTAGAAACGGAAACCATTTAGGTTTTCCTCCTACTAGGGCAAACCCCTAGCTATTGAAGTTTCAGGAACGAAATTAAAAGTTCCCGGTGATATGCCTTGGTTGTCCCCCGCAGGGGGCCACTCTCTATAACCGGACGGCGGAGTCTACCACTAACTGAGCTGAGAATGCTCTAGTTTCCTGGCTACTTCTGCCCGATAAGCAGGGTCTTTGTCATAACGAGGGTCGTTAATAGCATCAGTTACCTGCTTAACACTCTCATATCGGCCTACTCCGCTTCCAGCTGTAGACCCTTGTACGAGAGCTGCCTCAGTTCCGGTTGCTTCAGAGTACCTAGCAGCCAACCCTCTGACCGCCATGAGTACGGTGTTGATGTCATCAGATTGAACAGCTGAATTGAAAGCAACAGATTCGTTCTCGCCTAGATTTTCAGTAGCCCAATTCAACATCTGCGTGTAGTTCTCTTCCCCGCCTACTTGCGAGTACACCTGAGCTGTCTGCTGGGTGTGTAGAGCAGACATACCAGCTGCGTACTGGCCGATAAGCTCCTTGTTGATGCCTAAAGCCTCAAGTTCTTTGTAATCGTTCTCATCTAATCCTTCAGCAAAGTACTTTTCAGAGTACTTCATAAGGGATTCTTGAGTTAATCGATTAGATGTTTCTTCAGGAACAGGAGCATCGTCGCTAGACATCTTCTGCTCCAATTCCGCATAAGCAGTAGCCATATCTTCAGGGCTAGTAAACTTTTCCGGTAGCCATTCAGGACGGTCTGGAGTATCTTGGACATTTTGTTCCTCTTGAGGAGCGTTAGCTTCCTCTGCGTTAACTTCGACTCTATCTACCATGATTATTGTTCAGGTTGAGGTTGTTGTTGTGATGCGGCATCTACCATCCCTTTCGTAGCTGCTGTAGCTACACCTGGAATAGTGTCTTGTGCCATTTGTGCCATCTGAGCAGCTTGTTGCTCTTGTGCCAACTCTTCTTCCGATTTAACTAAACCAGTAGTATCAATCGCAAGAGCAGCGGCACGGCGACTCAAGTATTCACCTATGTTTACATGAGTAGCTATAGCTTCAGGGCCGATGACTTGGCCTAGCCCTCCGACAAAAGTATCAAGACGAGATAGGTCGCTCATCCGTCCTAAAGCATCCACTCCAGTAACGATTGCCAAGGAGATGTACTTGTCTGGGATGCTAGGCAGTCTTCCACTCTTGTTCATACGAGCCATGATTCGGCGAACCAAGGGTAGCTGAAGCTCCTGACTAAGAACAGAATATAATCCACCAAGGGACCTCTCAACAGCAGCGGAAACCAATCTAACCTCCTCTGCGGTGACCCTTTCAGCGTTCCGGATGGCAGTTTCAGACAACAAGAAGGCGTAATTAAGCCTCTCATTGATGGTGTTCATGACCTCCATGGCAATTCTGAAGTCGTTGTACTTCTGCATTTGCAGCACAGTTACATCAGTTGCGTTGCCGGAAATGATTGCTCCGTTGGGAGACTTGGCAATATCTCTGGGTCTCGTGGTTCCATTAGGGGAACACAAGAACAAAACCTTGGCAGCAGCGGCAGAAGCTTCAACGATTGCTCTGCTCAAACCTTCCAAGGAGTTCAGGTCACCGTAGTACTCCTCGACATAGGACCTGCCGTAGCTGGACCCCTGTTCAGCGATGAATCGCAGGGGTAGGAAAGGAGACTTATCCTTTTCGTAAGACCCTTCAGAGCCTGGAGCAATCTGGTCGTACAGTTCCTGGTGAACTCTGACCTTCTTGTTGTCCCAACGAGCCACCGTGTACAGGTCACAAGCTTTTGTGCTTTCTCCTGAAGGCTTGTGAGTCTCAGCGATTGCTTGAAGCTCTGGTGGCAAGGCACTCAGGGCTATTGTTTCCTTGGTAATAATCTCCAAGGGGTTGCCCATCGGGTCACGGGAAACCACATAGCGGTCAAGCCTGAATATCCGTGGTCCTCCTTCCTTGGGGATATGGATAAGAGCATTACCTGTAACAATCAGCTGCTTGAGTGCTTCACTCAGTCCGACTCTGAAGCTATTGACTTCAATCTCTCTGAGGATGGCCCTCTCGATTGAAGCAAGGCTCTGGTCCAGTTCAGCCTTGGCTCCTGGGACCATCGCCAGCTCCTGCAATGCTTGCTCCTCTATGACCAGACGCATGAAGGGCTGGTTCGGAGGGAGCAGAGACAGCAGAAGGGCGGAACTTAGATTGGTTACGCCCCTAGCACCAACAGATTGGTGCGGAGTCTTGAACTGCGTGGAAGAATTAGCCCCCTCATCGGGGAGCAAGGACGGAATTGTCAGCTTGGCACAATCCCTCCCACGGACCAGATAAGGCATCCGGTCTGTTTCCATCCTGGAATACAGACTTCGAGCAGTCGCCATTTAATATGGAGCGTTGAGTCCGGAAGACCTTGGGATAACCAAAGACTTCTTACCCAACCTTCGACGAGATTGTGCTGTCCTAGCACTCCTCTGCTCACCCATCCTTGACCTACCTCTCACCCCAGCTGCCCTTGGATTGGACATCTTCGCCGCTGTCTGTACAGCGGGAGGAGCCGGGATAACGGGAGGAGGAATCTCCGGGGGCGGAGGGCGTTTAGAAGAACCAAAGCACATAATTAATCATCTTGTTGTTTACGGAAATGTTCTATTAGGAAATCGATAACTGAACGCTGTCCTGCCTGGAACCAAATCTCCCTGTCGGACATCTCCAAGTCTGGGCATTTATCTGGAAAGCGTCTATCTAAATCAACAACCAGAACTTCAGACAGCGGAGGCAATTCTCGTTCTTCAGGAGGTCCGGTCATCGGGAACTATAACAAGTTTAGTATCTTGAGTGTAAGCGTAAAGCAGAACAGCGTAATTAATGATGTCCAAGATTGTATCTCTCAGAGATTCATCACGCACCGCCAGCTCCCTGCTTTCATAGAAGGAGGATAAACGACTTAGCTTATCCACCATTCGCACCAGGAATCCCTGTTCTGTCGAGGTAATCCCCATGGCTTCACACCTTGTGAAGTTGGCAAAGGGTTCTTCCCCCCCTGCTCCGGCATAGTCGTGGTTCTTCCGCTCCATTAAAAGCTCCGCTTCAGTTGTTAGCTGCTTATGGAGCTTGAGTAAGTGTTCTCTGTTCATGGTGTCCACATTAATACGGAGTTGGTATCGAAATCGTACTCACCAGGATGAAGGATGTGAGCCAACCTAGCCTGGAGCAGAGCTTCGTCCTCTTCCAAGCCAGACTTACGGAACCTCTCCACCACACAGGGCCACATATCCTTGAGGGTCAAGTCCATTAGCAGCTTATCGGCGGTCTTTACCCCCACCCCAGGACAACCGGGGTAGTTATCTGTCTGGTCCCCAGCCAAGGTCTGGACCATGTGGTTGCGATACGCCGCCTTCTTGTTGACTAAGTTGATTCCTTCCTCCCTCTTCTGAGGATTGAAGTGCTTGCCGGGTATGGTCAACAGGTCTTTATCTGCTGAAGCGATGATGTCACCGCTTTCGTAGATGACTCCAAGAACATCATCGGCTTCCAGGGTTGGGTACTCTATTGTTTCGTACCTCTGCTTTACGAAATCACGCAGAGGATTAAAGATGACAGGCTTCCTTTTCCCAGCTCTATTGCCCTTGTATGTCTGGAATATAGAAGTCCTCCAGTTTGCTTTGGTATCAGACAGGGCGACAACTACATCCAAGCATTGAGTAGCTTTCCGTTGAGCCTCCACCCAGTAGGTGAAGGTCTCCCTCGCTTCCCCCATGTCAGCATGGAGGGTCCAGAAGTCATCCCCCCAGTCCACGGAAACCTCGCAAGAGAAGGCAACCTGATACAGAGGGATATCCCCGTCGATTAATAGTCTTGGTTTATTAGCCATTAGTGTGTCTCCGCCCATGTGCGGCCAGTCTTGAACTCCCCATCTAGTGGACACCGCAAGGAAAGTATCCTCGCTGTGTCTTGAATAGCCTTGACAGCTATCTCCCCCACCTCTTCAGCCAAGTCTTCCTTGGCCTGATACTGAATCTCATCGTGAACATGAGCAACCTGTGCTACATCCTCTCGTGTCCACCCTCGTCTGGTGAACTCACGAGCAGCTTCGATGGTCGCCACCTTCATGATGACAGCACCCGCACCCTGTAGCAGAGTGTTCAATGCCTTGTGTTCGCTACGAACCGGGAGTCTCCGGTTGTCCAGGCCACGCAAGCACCCGATGGATTGTGCCTTGTATCTAACAGCCTCCATCAGTCGCCCGAATGCGGGAAGACTCTTGAGAAACTTCTTCCTTAAAGCTCTCCCTTCTGTCATCCCTCCTCCGACGATACTCCCCAGCTTGTGGGTTCCTGCTCCATAGATAAGGGCATAAGCAAATACCTTAGCCAAGTCTCTAGTCGGTAGCCCCGCTGCTTCTTGGTTAGTGGTGTGGATGTCCCCACTAATAAGGGCATCGATGTATTCCGAATCGTTCATGTAGTGTGCGAGACACCTCAGTTCCAGCTGACTAGCGTCCACCCCAACCAACAGGTGACCAATGGGGACGGTAAACAGGGACCTGAACTCCGCTCCGTAGGGCGACCTAGTGGATGGGCATTGGCTGGCGTTGGGTTTGCTGTGGGTACAGCGTCCCGTCACCGTTCCGTTGTGATTCACCCTGCCATAGATTCTCCCGTTCTTCTCCAGCTTCAGATAGGCTTCATTGCCTTCGGCAAGCTGACCCAATCTCTTGGCAACCAGAAGATACTTGCCCAGAATCCCTGCCTCTGGGTACTCCAAAGAACCTAAGACGGTCTCGTCCACCTTGGCTCTGCCATCCGGAGTGTACTCCTTGGGTTTCCACCCGTACTTCTCGACGAAAGCGTGGGCAATCTGGACACGGCTACCCGGATTAAAAGGAACCTGCTTCACCTTGCGAGGACCGGGAACCAACCTGTTGCGTACCTTCGCAGGTTTCGCTTCCCCCTTTATGCGGTACTGGTCTCCCGTGTCGGGGTCTTCCCAGTACTGGTAGGTCTTCATCTTTATCTCTTGCGGAGGGAAGATAGATTGAAGCTCTTCCTCAAGTCCTTCCTTCAGGACCAACAGCTCTGAGTACAAGCTGACCGCAGCGTCCACATCAAAGCAGAACCCGTTGGATACCTGCTTGTCGATGAGAGCTGCGAAGTCGTGTTCTATTCTCAACGCTGGACTAGGGACGAGAGGTATCAAGTGGTGGTACAACCGACGAGTAATCTCCACATCCAGCTGGCAGTACTCGCCCATCTCATCGGTGTACTGGGACCAATCAGTAGTCTTTGCAAACTCCCCCTTGGGAATCTCAAGCCTGTATCCCCAGGACTCAAGGCTATGCCGACCACGGAGATGCTTGGGTATCCCATCCTCTTCTCCTTTCGCCCAGTCCTCCTCCTTTAGATTGCTGTAAGCAACACGGGACAGGACGAGAGTATCAAACACCATGCCGTCAGGTCTCCAATCCGGATAGAGCTTCTGAATCACCGGGATGTCAAACCCTTGTAGGTTATGCCCGACCAATCCGTCAGCATCTCTTAACTCCTTGAGTCCGTCTCTCAAGGTCTCTTTGGTGTACAGGTTCTGGTAATCCCCAGCCTCATTACTCACAGCTATACAATGAATTTGTGTTGCTTCCTCAAGAAGCCCGTCTGTTTCTATGTCTATTATTAAGTTCCCCATCAGAACTCCTCCTCGTTTCCTAGTTCATTAAGTCGGCCTGTCTCCCTGTTGTATCGGAGACGGCACATGATTCCGGTGTCCCCGGAATAGCGATTCTTAAGACAGCGAAGGGTGGACACATCAGCGTTGTCCCCCTGCTGGTTCCTCTCCATACCAATTACGATGTCGGCCAGCTGCCCTATCGCAGCACTACCACGCAGGTGATTGATGGATGTTCTTGCTCCTTCCTCGAAAGCTTTACCGTCTCCCCGGCGAAGATGGCTGACGAGGAACAGAGATATTCTCATCTCTTCCACAAGCTGGCGGAGCTTCGTCATCACGGAATCAATCCTTCTCCGTTCATCCCCTGATTCATTGGCTGAGATAACAACGGATAGGTGGTCAAGGAACACGGAGGAGCAACCACACCCCTTGACCATCTGCCGAATCTTATTCAGCAGCCTATCGTTCTCCATGCTCCCGAAGTGGTCATAGAGAATCACTCGACCAGTACCTAGAGTCCTGTCGAACCCTCCCTTCAGCTCCTCTTCCTTAACGGTGTCGAAGATGTGGTCAAGATGAACAGGTCTGTTGATGTTGATACCCACCAGCCCAAGACCGGAACGAACCACGCTCTCTTCAAGTGCGATATACCCAACCTTCTCTCCTTGGACAATCAAGCTGTGAGCCAGCTCCCTACACAGGGAGGATTTACCCATACCAGTTCCGCTCGTGATGACCACCAGTTCTGAATTGCGAATGCCATGAAGCATGGTGTTCATTCCTTCCCACGGGTAAGGCATGGTGGTCAGGTTCTCTCTAGTTTTTATCTTCTCCCATAGGTCCTCACCGAACACCAGCCCATCAGGTCTGTAAGGCTTGGCTCTAAAAATCGCATCCACAATCGCAGCTCCCTGTCCATCAACAAGCATCTCGCTTGGGTCCTTCAAGGGAAGGGAAGCAAGACGAGCCTTGCCGGGGGTGAGCAGTTCGGCACACTCCTTGGCTGCTTCCTGTCCAGGTTCGTCCTGGTCGAACAGGAAGACAACCGACTCGAAGGTCTCAAGCCATTCGATGTTGGCTGCTACTGCCTTCGACGCTCCCGCTGCTCCATTAGGAACGGAGACACACGGCCACTTCAACGACTGTGCTTGGTTGGTACTTAGGGCATCAAGCTCCCCTTCACATATGACCAACATCTTTCCCCCTTCAGCCCAGAGATGGGACCCGAAGAGGAGAGTGGATACCTTCCTGCTTTCCCCCACAATCGTGAAGGTCTTGTCGGGGAACCGCAGCTTCTGAGCTACCAGCTTCCCATCAAGAGTTCGGTAGTTAGCTACCTGTACTGTCTTACCCTTGTAAGTACCAAGACCATACGCCCACTTGCGGCAAGTCTCTTCCTTCAGCTTCCTCTTAGTTAGAGGACGGAACTCATACTCAATGAATCCTCCTTTCTTTTTTAATTCCTTGTTCACAATTTTCTTTCCATCCTGTTCCTGGTAACCACACCCAAAGCAGTAGGCATGGTCCGTGTACCTAGCTAGGTTGTCTTTCGACCCACAGCCAGGACAAGGCTCGTGTCTTACAAAGCTAGAAGTCTCAGCTTCACTTCGATGCATGGCTGGTTCTCCGTCCATTCCTTAGTGGCACAAAATGTATGGATATGTTTGTCATCAGCGACCACCGTTGGCTGAAGCAAATCCCCTAACGCTTTCATGTAATTGTCTGCGTCCCCCCGTGGGTGGGGCAGCTTCGTAGTCTTTGGCTTCTGGACTTTGAAGACTGCCCTCACTTCTACGGGAGATTCGATTGGGAATAGGCTGGTGTCTTTCAGCTTCTCCATCGCTGCCTTCAATGCCAACGGTCCCTCTTCGTACAAGAAGTGCTTGTACTTGGGAGCATGGTAGGTTCCCGTGAACTTACCTCTCCGGAAGAACCGTGGGCGTGACGCAGGTACAGGATTAATCATCAGACGCAGCCTAATCC